ACCAGAGTATCCCAGAGCAAAGTAAACTATACGCTAAGGGTGCGTATAACCCCAAGGAGAGGGTTATTCAGTGGGTTTTCAGGACCACTACAACTAGTGCGATCCGAGATCGATGTAGGTACGACAACATACTAAACTTCGACACGACCACTAAAGCTTTCTACCCTTGGTCTCTTCCGCCCACCGGTGGTTTTATCCGGGGTATTTCTTGTATGAAGGGGCTTGGTTCTACGACTCAACTAGAGAACGTAGTGGATAACCTAGGTTCAGTGGTTCTAGATGGTTCGAGTAATGCTGTTCAAGTGAGTGTATCAGTGCCTAACGTTATCAGCTCTCAGTTTAAATACACTACTACTTTTGGGGCTGAAACGTCTTTTTCGTACTCTAACAGTCAAACGAGCACTCTGAGAGATTGGTCCTCTATTGTTAGTGGGGGTATTCTTCGTAAGAGCTATTTTACGTCTGGGTATCGTCTTAGAGGTGAGGGTATTAGAAAACACCAGACCAACTACCTGAGAATCTTTAGTGAGCTACCTAACTCAGTGGTATCTTTTACAGTATCCAATAGATGGGACTATACGACTAGCGGTAATGCAGGTCAGTGGACCTCTAAACAAACTGTCCTACTTGACCCACTTGACCGCAACCACGGAACACGTAGGCTCAAGCTAAGAGGCTCTGGGCTAACCAATCAAATTCATGTCGAAAGTGTTGGAGATTACCGATTCTTTATTGTCGGCTGGGCCTCCTTCGACTCGGTAAACGAGAGACCTTAATGCTTAGACTAGGTAAGGAAAGAGACGTAAACGTTATCCTCGGGCTTATCTTGGAGTTCTTTGGACATACGAAATATGGGCATCTTCCCGTTGACTATATAGCAACGAGTGGTCTCATCCGAGACTTTGTCAACGAACTCAACGAAGACCTTGTTTGTATTCTCTGGGAGGTGAACGGTAAAGTAACCGGCATCCTTGCCGGACAAATTCAAACTATCCCACTCCTCAACCGTAAAGTAGCGGTGGAATGCCTTTGGTGGGTTGAGCCAGAAGCTAGAGGTAGTGAGGCGGGTGAGCAACTTCTTGATGCTTTTGAACATTGGGCTAAGCTCCGTGGGGCTGATATGGTCCAAATGATGTCTCTACCGGACCGAACTGGTAAAGCTTTGTCTAGGTTCTACCGTAGGCGAGGCTACGATCTAACTGAAGTAACTTATACGAAAGAACTTTAATGGCAGTATTTAGTACTATCCTAGGCGCACTAGGGGCTAGCGCTTCTGCTGCGTCCGCAGTAGGTGCTGCTGCTTCTGCGATTGGAACCGGCCTAAGTGTGGTCGGCTCCTTTCAACAGGCCGCAGGCCAGCGTAAGGCTCAGAACGCTCAGAAGCGTCAAGAGGTTTACAGGCAGAAACAGATGGAGACCGAGAGTCGTAGGACTCAGATGGAACTCATTCGACAGCAACAGATCGCTCGGGCTAATGCCCTTGCTAATACCACCGCTCAGGGAGCCTCTGCTACAGGTAGTTCCGCGATGGGAGGTGCCGAAGGCACTATCTCTGGAACCTTCGGTAGAGGTATTCAGGCAGATCAGTCTAACCTTACTTTTGGTCAGATGCAGTTTGCTGAGAATAGGCGAGTCACTGAGGCCAACCAGATGGCTGCTCGTGGGGGTACCCTCGCTAGCGCGGGTCAGGGCCTCTCTAGCCTCGGTGGTATCTTTGTGAATAACGCAGAACGTATTGGCCGTATCGGGCAGGTCCCGCGTAGGGCAAGAGCTTAAGGATTAAAATGGAACCGGAAATCGAACTAGTCGGCTTTCCCTCTACGGCGAATAGCCCGGACGCAGGTACGGGTGTTGACATCACGAATCCACAGGTAGCAAACCTTCCGGCCGAGGTGGTCGAAGAGAGGGCGCAAAAGGCGAACCTCGGTCTGGGGGAGATATCTCCCGGCCTGCCCTCTCTCAAGGCTTCTATCGCTAATGGGGACGAGATGTTCAGCCGGGAAGCTTCGGCTAACGACCTCACCATTAAGGAGAGGGACAATCGTCTTAGGATGCTGGAAGGCATGGCTAGTTCGTCCGTTCCCGGAGCCCCCATCTCTGCCGACGAGGCAGACTTGGTGGCAGGACTTACCATTCAACCGGTAGTTGACCCTAGGACGGTGTGGGAGAAGCAGTACGCTAATTATCTTACCAATCGTCTTGTCATGAATACCGACGACCCCGAGGGGGCAGTTAACGGCTCTCTTCGAGAGAACCCGGCGAGTACCTTCGCCGATCTCGATGTAGCTCGGGATATTATCACTAAGAACGAAAGAGTTACCGCTCGTCTCACCGAGATGGAAGCTAGGTGGAAGGAGATGGGCTTCTGGGATTCTGCTCTGACTATTGCGGAGACGATCATCCCCGGCAAGACCTCTCTCAACATTAGTGGTCGTACTCTTAGCCAAGTACTCGAACTCGGGGCTATTCCCGATATTGTAGTGCCCGGCCAGACTATGAAGGAGCAGGTTCAGAACCTTCTCGCCATTAGCGATCCAGACGTCTTTGCAGCGTCTCTCGACCGTATCGTGGACCGTATTGCAGAGACTAACGTCGTTGACGCTATTGACTTCCTGAAGGCCATACAGAGCTATTCTATTAGCGATCAGTTCATCAGGAACATCTTCGGTCTCGCAGACACCTTCGATATCACCGGCCTTACGTCTGTTATTGGCAAGGGGCTGATCAAGGGCACCGTAGCAGTAGGCCGTAAGGTTCTTACCCCTAAGGCTGCTGAAGCCATCAAGGCAGTTGATGATACTCTGAAGGCTACCGTCGGCCCTCAACATCCTGAGAAGATTGCTGCTCAGATTGGGGCGACTAACGAGTCTGCTGCGATGAAGGCCATCAATCGGCATATGTCTGATACTGCTGAAGCAGCTAACGCTACCTTCAGCGAGAGAGTCCGACACGTCATCGATTTGATGCCTACAATGAGCAAGCCCTCTAATATCTTTCGAGGGGAGTCCAGTCTGTCTAATACTCAAGGTGTTCGTATCGCTACGATGCTTGCGAACAACGCAGCTAAGTTCATTGACACTATTACGACTACGGTTACTCCGGAGCGTCTTACCCCTGAGGCTCTGTCTCAGGCTATCGGTAACGCTAAGGCAGCCCTCAAGAAGGACTTTGATCGTCTTAACGACAGCGTGCTGGATATCGTCCGTAATCCTAGGGACGTCTACACCAACACTGACTCGGTGAGCATCCGTCTGGGCACCCCTTCTGCTGAGGCCTTCACTAGTTCTCAAGAGGCTCGTCTGTACGCTAAGGATATCTACAACCTCCCAGAGGGTAGTTACTCCGTCGGACAGCAGGGCACTGGTTTCTACATCGATATCATGAAGCCGATCAAGGAGACCGCAGACGATGTTCAGGACCTCATGGTCACTACGAACAATCAGACGCCTATCCCCAATATGCTCACGATGTTTATGCAGGGCCAAAGGACTCCCGCAGAGATCACTTCAGCCATGCAGAAGGCCAATCGAGACGCTGCTCTCTTCGGTAACGTTAACTTCGTTAACTTCATCTCCGAAGTAGCCGAGCCTATCGGTAAGCTTAGTAAGGGCCAGAGGCGAGACCTCAACACCATCATGGTGCGTAACCGAGACGAACTTAACCCGGTGACGGGACGTCGAGGCCACTATTACGATACCGTCATGGACCTAGACAAAGCGTATATGACTCACCTCAAGAGGACGCCTACGGCGGCCGAGGTAGAGGCCTACTACGCGGCTGTTCAGGTAAACGAGATGGACCTCCTGCTCCGTAACTTTACGGCCTACAGGGACCTCTCTAGAGCTGGTGTAGAGGACTTCAGTGTTACCGTAGGGTATCAGGGTTACTCCGAGTACGGAGCTGCTCAATTCTCTAAGACCCCTAAGTTTAAGGGCAAGGAGGTTGACTACATTCCGTGGACGGTTGACCACCTTCCGGTTGCTCTAGTCGACGAACACGGTTCGGGTGTTAAAGTTGTCTACGCTAACTCCGTCAAGGCAGAGCGTGACCGTATCTCCGAGTTGATTAAGGATCACGGCTATCGGGTTATTCAGGTTGCACGTCCCCAAGAGCGAGTGCTCAAGGAGGCCGCAGGTATTAAGGACCCCGTTCAGTACGTTGTTACTAAGGGCTACGACAAGTCGCCTCTTCAGTTCCAGCAGGTCGGACGCGAGCCGGGTTTCCACGTAGAGTACGCCGATCCCTTCTACCTCAAGCAGCCTAGGGTGTCCATCATCCAAGGCGGTAACAAGGCCTACGAAGGAGACGCCACTCTGTGGAGCTTCTCTACAAGGGCTCAAGCCAAGAAGTTCGAAGAGCGTGTCAATCAGTTGCGCGAGGCTATCCTCCGTAACGAAACAGACCTCTCTCCGTACATCGTCGGTAAACTTCCTGAGAACGAAGCTTGGTGGAGGCGTCAGTTCAACGAGAACGAAGGTTACTTCAATGTAAACGATAAGTTCGAGGTAGTCGCCCGGGGCCAGCAGACCAGAGAGGTCAACCCTACTCTTAAGGAGCTTAGGAATCTCTCGGATCAAGACCACTCTCTTACGAGTGAGATGGATCGGAAGTTCCAAGGTGAGCGTAGTGAGATGCTTCTCAGCCCCACCGAGGGTACCGAAGAGAATCCTCTTATACGTCTTAAGCCGTCTCAGATGCTCGATCCTCTGTCTGCCACCAGTCACGGTATCGGTCAGGCTACTCGAAGCAGATACTTCGGAGATATGAAGATTTCGGTTGCAGATCAGTTCATCACTGAGTTCGGGGATTTGATGTCCGTTCCAATGGATGAGCTAAGAAAGTACCCGATGTACTATCTTCATAATCCTGAGTGGTCTAAGACAGTCACTGACGGAGCTAGGCTCAACGCAGCTAAGGCTATCCAAAAGACGACTCTAGAGTTCGTCGGGGAACAGACTCCCTTCGGTAAGGACCTTCAAGTTGTCCAGAGTAAGCTCATGGATACGGTCTACAACACTATTGGAGAAAGGGGCGTCGAGAAGCTCGATACCATTCAGAAGATGGTTAATAGTCGCGATCCACTGTCTTACCTCAGGGCGTGGGCCTTCCGAGCTAAGATGGGTGTCTTCAATATCCAGCAGGTTATGGTGCAGGCTCAGAGCCTTGCGCACATGACTGCCATTCTACCCAAACATGCCCTCCAAAGTGTTGCTGCTACCCCCTTCACTAGGGCGCTTATGCTTAACGACTCTCCGGAAATTCTCAACGGAGTGGCTCAGCGTATGACCAATTTCGGGTGGACGGAGAAGGAGTTTAAGGAGTCTTACAACTTCCTTAAATCTACTGGTTGGTATAATGTTGGTCGAGAGGCTGCGTATATTGACGATATGTCTGATCCAAAGCTCTACGAAGGTGCTATCGGTAAGTGGCTCGATAAGAGTGCTATCTTCTTCACCGAGACTGAAAGGGCAGTCCGTATCTCCGCAGGTCATGCAGCTTACCGAGAGTGGAGGGCAGCTAATCCTAAGGCAGTATTGGACAACCGAGCTAGGACTAATATCCTCTCTCGTGCCGATACTCTCACGGTGAATATGACTAACGCTTCTAAGGCTTCTTGGGAGCGTGGAGTTCTTTCTATCCCCGCTCAGTTCCAGTCCTACGGTGTTCGTATGTTCGAGCAGATGTGGGGCGGCCAGCTTACTCTAGCCGAGAAGGCTAGGGTGATCGGTATGAACTCTGCGCTCTACGGTATTCCGGTTGGTCTATCCGGAGCTACTGCCTACGGCCTCTACGAGGACGTTCGAGAGTACGCTCTGGCTAACGGGTACACCGTAGGTAACAGCTTCATTGAGTCTATGGTCGAGGGTATCCCTGCGACTATGGCTTCTATCTTGGGGCTTGGGGATTGGAATGTTGGTCAGCGGTATGGTCCCGGTGGTGTCAATCTCGGGAAGGATATCTTCAAGGGAGACAAGTCCGCGATTGAGATCGCTATGGGGCCGGGTGGCTCGGTTCTGCCTGACATCTTCTGGAACGCTATTCCTTCGGGCGTAGTAGCTCTTACGAAGGCTGTTAGCGGCAGGGAGTACACTCCGGAGTTGAACGATATGCTCGACGCAGCTCGTACTATCTCTACGGTCAACAGCGCCTACCGAGTCTACGCTGCAATGCACTTTGGTAAGTATATCTCGCGCAAGGGTATTGTCCTTGACGAGGCTACGGTTGGTTCTTCCTTCGTTAGCGCTATTACCGGTCTTCAGCCGAGTGAGTTCTCGGATACGATGATCATGCGCCAGTCGAACAAGGACTTCCAGAAGTACCAGAGAGACATTCAGTCTGACATCCAGAAGTACGGCCATCGTGCGTGGATCGAATACAATAACGGAAATAAGGAAGCAGGGGATGCTTACATGGTTAAGGTAAACGCTCTCGTAGAGATGGGGGGTTTCTCTCCGTCTCAGAAGACGTCTATCGTTCAGCAGATTGTTGCTGCCGACACGAAGAACCTCGCCGATAGCGTGAGGCGTGATTGGGTCATGAAGGCTCCTCAGGATAAGAAGTTGGAGCGCTTGAAGAACTTGGAGACTAGACAGTAATGGCTGCTTTTATCGATTACATCAACACTCCCTCGGCGATGGACTACTCTAATCGCTCTAGGGGTACCGACAAGGCTAGGCCTACTGATGCCTTCGGGACTCTCTTCGAGGGTATCGGAAAGGTCGTAGACACCACTGTAAAGGCCATTGATCAGCGTAACATTTCTCAGATCAAGAATGAGCTCGACTCTACCGTTGAGACCATTCGAGGCTCTCAGGGTGTAGACGCTGCTGTCAACGATCCGATGGTCACGGGTGGGGGTAACGCTATTAACGGGGGTCCTTCGGGGCCTCCGGCTACCCCTCCCGCAGTCAACGCAGGTGTCAGTGAAATCAGTCGTCTCTCCGAGGCCTACCGGGATGGACGTATCAGCGATACCTACTACTTCGCTAAGATCGAATCCGAAGCTCGTAGGCTCCGGGCTAAGTTCCCCGGCTATCGAGACGAGATCGACAAGGAGGTTTCCAGTCTAATCGGAACCAATCCGGCTAACGCTCTTAGGTCTTCGATCATCCGAGACCTCAAGGAGGCTCAGTCTACCGCTACTTCTCGTGCGAATAGCGATGAATCTATTATCGAACGAGGTAAGGAACACCTTACGTCCGATCAGTACAATAGATTCCTTCGAGATAAGAGCCCTGCTTTTGTGGCAGAGCTTAAATCCACTATTCAGTCGGAGGAGGCCAAGAAGGCAGGTATCAGCTCTCTTAAGAGTCAATACGAGCTTAAGAAGGCTCAAGGTGCCGCACGTCAGGAGGAGATCGAAGGTATCGCTACTCAAGACGCTGCTGACACGGTGTGGAAGATTCTGGATGCTGGTATCGCTACCGCAGGTGGAACTAACATCAATAGTTTGACTGAGAAGGTCAACCAGATGGCGACTGGTAAGCCGCTCACCCCAGAGGAGATGGGTTCCATTCGATCTGGTGTTGCTGCTTTGATTAGCCAGACTGAATTGGCGCTAGACCAGAAGTTCAGCTCTCGGTTTGGTAAGGATGGTCAGTACACTTACAATAGCGAGATTCGTAACCCCGAGAGGATTAAACAGATCAAGGAACTCGCCCTAGCCCCCATTAGGGCTATGTCGAAGGCTCTGACTGATAACGATATCGGTATGTTCGCTTGGCACGCCAATCAGGCTAAGCTGATGAAAGACTCAACCATCCAGCAGATTTACGCCAGAAGCAACTCTGCACGTAACCTTGCTGCTGCTCAGGAAATCCTCGGACCTAGCTTCGGTGCGCTAATCCTGAATAACGATGTTCTCAAGGGTGCAGTCAGCGACATGACTCGTATGTTTGTCATGGACTCCGTGGCCAAGGGAGTGGTGGGCAATAGCCCGCTTGAATCCCAGATGCTCGATAACCTTCGTGAAGTTAGGTCTCGTCCTAATGCCAGTGGACTGGCGGTGGAAAGCACTAAGGGTGTCCTTGATACCTACCGTCGTATCCTGACTAACAAGGCTACTGATGATGTCTCTCTTAGGCAGATGGCCAATACGGCTTTCAATCCGGAGAGGAACTTCATCACCAATAAGGACCTGCTTACTGGTAACTCTCAGCAGTCGGTTCTGGCCTCGTTTACTAATCCCGATCTGGTCAACAACCTTTCTCGTTTGAAGTCCTCTGATCCACAGTCGTGGGAGAACTACAAGCGGTGGTTGGAGTCCTCGACTCAGGCAGTCTTCGGTACCACGATTAGCCAGCTTGCCGAGTGGCAGAAGGGTCAGGGTGGTGTCGATGTTCTCGTGGACAATCAGGGACGTATCAGCGTAACCGCTCAGCGTACCTCTGCTCCGGGTGGCTTCATGGGAACTCAGTCGGCTAGAGACAGCATGGTTCGAGGCTTCGAGCGTCAACTCGGTCAGCTCAACAGTGCTATCGCTGCTCGTAAGCTCATTGCTCAGAAGGACGGCCAGGACCCCAATCAGGTCGCTACCTCTCTTCTCAGTGCTTTCGGTCTCAAACCTACGCAGACGCAGGGAGGTGGCTCCGAGAGCAACGCAAACCCTAACCCAAATAACTCTCCTATCACCGGGATTTATACCGGTACTCGGAGTGAGGCGGACGCCACGGTCCAACTAGCTAACGTCGGTGAAGACGCTATGATCCAGTTGGCTGACGCTGCTGAACCTGTCGATCTAGAGGCTCAGGAGAGACGTAGAGGGCGTACTCGTCCTTCCGGCACCGTAGATATGTCTTCTGTCGTTCCGCCTACTGCTGACCTCCGTACGGCCATTAACATCGCTGCTACGGAACTAGGTATCTCGCCTATCGATCTTGCTACCGTAATCTCGTATGAGACCGGGGGCAGTTTCGATCCAGCTATTAGAGGTGGCGTCAAGGACGCTAACGGAGTAGGTAAGCACATCGGGCTAATTCAGTTCGGGCCCTCCGAACAGGTTACGTATAAAGCTAACCAACAGCAGTCCGTTGGTGAGCAGATGCAGGCAGTTGTCCGCTACCTTAGGCATCGTGGTGTGAAGCTGGGAATGGGTCTGCTTGACGTTTACTCGACGGTTAACGCAGGTGCACCGGGCCTCTACAACCGTTCGGACGCTCCTCGTGGAGGCGCTCCGGGTACCGTTAGGGACAAGGTAGAGAAACAGATGGCAGGCCCCCGTAGGAAAGCTTTGGCTATCCTCGGAGAGTCTGGTGAGTAACAAACAAAAAGAAACCCCCGGCTCCAATCCGAAAGGAAAGGATACCGGGGGTTTTTCTTTAGGTACCGAGTTTCTTAGCAACTCGTTCAGCTTGCATCTCTTGAAGTGTCTTAACAGTTCCTTCCAACTCGTGAAGGATATCACACACGGCTTGAGATTTACTTCGATTGTCGATTAGACCGTTATTAGCTTGAGCGTCCAAAAGGATTGCACAGCAAGCGATAACAGCACCGAGGTTGTTTACGTTAGTGTCTCGGGTGTACTCCTCCCCTTCGTTCCACAACATGAGGTGGCGCATTGCGGCATTGAGATAGGTACGTGCCTCGACGGGATTGTCCCGCCAGTTTCGCCAGCCGTACTTGAGGTCCCCGTCATAGTGGGCGACTGAGGCGTGAGCCACGGCCACCAAGGGAAGTTGAATAAGGGGAGGTTTCTTGTCACCATAAATCTTCTTCGGGTCAGAGTGGATCGGCGTCGACAAACTCTTCACTCTCTACTTCTTCGTCCATAATGTCCTCGTACGCCTTTTTGTTGAAGAGTTTCTTAGCTTCTTCGTAAGTCACAGGCTCGCTGAAGGATACATCCAAGATAACCTGACGATCAGCGTAAATCAACCAATTATTGGTTTTCTCATTATCGTTTGAAGTGGTCAATCATTTCCTCCATAGAAAGAAAAATGCCAGTAGCGAAACCGTGCATGATATCAACACGCTCAGGCTCACTATCGAATAGAATGTACCCGGGCTTACCTGATCCGATAACGGTACCTAGTTCCAAATGACCACTCTTGCCAGCAGGCATGACCATAATAGCACAATCACACCGGTCAAGGTGGTACTTGTCATACTTAAAAATCTGCTGGGCACTATAGCTTTTCATGATCTGGCGGTAGTTGAAACCACGCTCTCGGTAATAGTCTCGAAGGTAGTCATCGGCGTCAGGTCCAGCGCTTAACCAATCTGAGAAAACTTCGTACCCAAGTTCCTCAAGAGTTTTATGGACACAATGGACCTGTTTGTTGTTTTTCAGGGATGAGATTAGATAGACGGATTTAACAGCTTTTCTCAAGGTATGTAACCATCCTTTTCAAAGTTTTAATACTATCTTTAGCATGCCCCAAGGACCAATTACAGTGGTCACACAACAGGCCTCTTACATGTCCTTTAGTGTGGCAGTGATCAACTCTAGCTGAGGTCTCGTTTAAATTTGTTTCACAAATCGAACATTGATAGTTTTGAGAAGCTAGGAGATTCGTAAAATCAGCTTCGGTAAGACCGTAGCTGTTTAGTTTTCTTTTACGGTTACGAGCTTGCTTCTGTTCTTTTGAAATTGGTTTAGAGTTGTATTTAAGAACAGAAACTTTTCTTTTCTCTGTATTCTTACGTGCCCAACTATTTGCACGGCACCTAGACGTACAGTAGATTTTAGTTTTTCCCCCTCCCTGTGTGTAGTTAGGCTGCTCGAAGGGAGAGCCACACTCTACACACAGGGAGTTATTCCGGTCGAAAATAACCTCGACCGATCCATACTCACTTATCGCTGCTGCTCCACGTACTTAGGAATCTTCCAGAGGTCTCCGCCCGGCGGCTGCCTACCACTACATGCAGCCACAGTAAAAGCGAGAAACATTACAGCCGTAACCGTAAGGTACTTCATTAGTCTTCACTCCCGTCTCTCTTGGGTTGCTTCTTGCGGTTCTGCCGCTTTGGGATGACACGCACTCGATCATTGTTGAGAGCTCCCTTTCGGTTAGCTCCGACGTGATCTACTTCTTTTCCGTCTCCCTTACGCACCTTTCCAGCTTTCTCCGCAGCTGCTCTAGCAGCATTTCTCTGAGCCCGTCGCTTCTTTTGCTCGGGCTTTCCTTGGTATTCATCGTACTCTTTTCGGTAGTTACGAGCCATTAGTCACACTCAGGGTAGAAGTCCGTAGCAGGGAAATAGATGAAGTCCGGGTGCTCCCCTCCACCCCAGCCTGCTTCGCGAAGCTTCTGCTTCACCGGCTCAGGGTAGATATTCCAGATAAGGGCAGTACCCTCCTTAGAGAACTGAGGTCCTGCGAAGGTCATAACCCAAGCAGAGTGGAAAGCCATAATGGCGTACGGACTAACACAGACGTTCTCCGCAGGGACAAGTCCAGTGATCAGAGTGCAGGCAGACATACACAGATCGTCGATACGGACCTTAGAGCCATCCTGACGAATCTTGTTGTACTTCTGAATGTACTCGACAATACCACCACCGAAGTCACCAGTGATTACCGTACGGTAGTTGGCATTCACAGATTCAGTAATAGCCGGAGGTGCCGCTCCAATGTAATCCGCAGGCTTCTCGTTAGCGAAGGAAGTTCCTGCGAGGATGAGAGTAGCCGCGATGGCGGTGAAGAAGTTGCGAAAGAGCTTCATTTGTTTCTCCAAGTTCGTTGAGTGTATCGATCAAAAGATTGTAGATACTAATTGAGTCTAGTCCAGTCAGTAGGCCTTCAATGATATCCGTAGACGTATACAAGTCAGGGTTAGGCCAGTGGTAGGGTTCGAAGGCATCAAAGGCGTATTGAGCTTCGAGTGCTAGTGCATTGTGGTCAATACGCTTGAGATCAGGCTCAAGTGCCAACCGTACGTCTTTACTAAGACCCAACTGACTAAGGACAATATCGTCAATTCGGGCCAGTACTGCCGCAAAGTCCGGGCCAAGCTCCGGTTTGAGGAAGCCGGGGAAGTCTCCATAGTAAGCCTCCGGTAGATCGTGGGTTAGAGCGTACAACTGAAGGGGATAGTTCTCAGGGTGCCAGATAGTGGCGATATCGTAGCAGTGAAGGGAGTGGACTCCAACACTGACCTGCCTATCGGCCTTACCAGTAAACCTAGTCAGATTACACATACCCCAAACCATATCGTAGATTTGGAGGTTCTCTACCATCTGAATACCAGTCCTCCCCATAGTCACGGGGAAGGTCTTACTCATGGGAAGAATGATTCAGGTTCACTAATATGACCCTCCATGTAGAGAAGAAAGATAACGTCTTGCTCAGTTAGATCGTTCATTTCAAGAAGCTCTTCGAGGTTGTAGTTCTCGAAGATCAGTTCGACACGATCTCGCACTCCCTCTTCGTGCCTAGTGTCACTATTATCGCTTTGCATAGTTCTCTTTCAAAGTATTCAGTCCAATGAAGCTTGGCTCAAAGTAGCCGTTCTCACAGCCGTTGAGCATCACGACACCACGCCACCAGAGCCTTGCGGCATCTCCTGCATACGGCGGGTCGTAGTCCTGATAGACACCAACTAGTAGCCCACACATCTTACGTCCATTAGCATCAGTGCGAATAGCATAGTCAGCAAGATGAAGATGCCCAGCCACACATGAGTGGAACTGCTTGGCGAGGAGGGAGGTTGCTGGGTGCTCTCCACCAACTGGACGACCCATAACACCAGACACGAAATAGTGAGCAAAAGTAATACCATCGATAGTCACTTTTCCGGGAGTGGAGCCAACGTAACGGACACACTCATCGTAGAAGTCTCCAATCTGAAGGTGACTAAAAGAGATGGCTCCGTCAAGTTCGGGGGAAAGGTCGAGAGCCTTCTCAATGCGGTGTTCATGATTTCCCTCAAGGAAGACCCTGCGGGGCATCTTTTTCTTCCGCTGGCGAACAGGTTCCCAGACCCTAGATTGGAAGTCCAAGTGAGAGTTAATGTCGTCTCGATAGTTTCGTCCCACAAAGGAACGCTTCCCTTTGTCGTAACTTGAGAGGCTCGCCATGTCAGCGGCGTCTCCGATATTGACGACGATATCAGGTTTGACGTCAATAATGTATTGGGACAGGTAGTCTGCTCGTTCATTACCGTGCCTTGGGTCTGCGTGTTGATCACTAATAACTAGAATATTACTCAAACCATTCCTCTGGAATCTGTCCTTTTAGACAATAGAGAAAACCATTCTTTTCACACCAATCCGAGTACCTAGTCTTGGATTTGGGATTGATCTTATTGTTGTACTTGAAAATAAATCGAATATCTTTATCTGGATGCTGCTCTTTCACCAACAGCATTTTTTTACGGTCACTGGGCCTTAGATACCCTTTAACCTCTAGATAAATCTTAGTCCCATCGGACTTAGAAACGATAAAGTCTGGAATGTACTTATGGTAATCAACCGACGTATATGGTAGCTTCTCGCTCTCGTATTCAAACTGAATATCTTTCTGGGCTTCGAGGTGCTTGCATACAATCGGTTCTAGATCACCCTTAAGTTTCAACTTGAGGTACCTTAGGTTCTCGGGCTACCTCAGTGAGATGAACAGGTCCGTAACTATACGCGTAAGTCCGAAGTCCGGGCCAACAGGCTGACTTGAACTCACAGTACGAACAGTTCATACACAGCTTACGGTTACCACTCTTACCCTCAGGCTCGTCACTGAAACCTCTTTCAGGAGGTTTGTTCTGAGCCACTACCTGTTTCTTCTGCTCTGCGAGTTTCTCAACATTCTCAGTCATCTTGTATGTATCAATACAAATGTTACCGAGAGTTTTGTCGATTACGATGAAGGAGGCTTTCTCCTTATCTGTTACTCGATCATCTTCCTTAGAAGCAGCGTGGTAAGAGTTAATTTGAGTAAGATAGCCAAAAGGATCGTCCCGCCGAAGACCGTTACCTTCGTTAAACTTCTTGTACGAATAGGTAGAAGCGGATTTAAAATCCACCACACGGCCGTCCACAATACCATCTCGATGGCCAACCACGCCATTAACGACCAACTCATCTTGAGTTCCCTCAATCTTGTGGCCTGCCTCCTTTACAAAGAAGATAAGCAGGTGCTCTAGGATATCTCCGAACAAGAACTTGATTTTCGCAGGAGCACTAAGTGGCTCGGCTAGCTCGGGGGTATTGATACCGTACCACAACTTGCGTTCGCAAGGGGTTCCTAGATTGCTAAGACGTAGCGTGGGAGCCCTAGGAGGGGCGCTCAGGCGATCTTTCACCACCTGAGCGATTCCATTTGCTAGAGCCTCTAGATTCTCCTCCTTGGCCTTGTGAGGGCCATTGAGGAATAGGCCGTAAATGTCGTCTACTAGCGTTTCAATATCTTTATTCAATTAGAACGGGAGTCCTTTCGGCTTAGCCTTACCCACGGGCTTCTCGCCCTCTTCGTTAACATCTTCAACCGGCTTCTCGTAAGGAACGTGTTCAACCACTACCACCTTAGTGAAGCGGTGGCCCTTACCGAACTTACCAGCATCGAATACAGCTACCTCAACAGCAACCTTAGAGCCGTTGCCAATAAGCTTGTCGAACTTGTTACCATCCTTGTCTACAACAATAGGCGGGTCAATGGGATCGCCACTAGGCCAAGTACCAACCTTATTGTTGAAGGTCACGTACTTCTTACCTTCATCAGTAAACTTGGCCTTGTTCTTCAGACCGGAAGCCTTATGGACTTCAAAGCCCTCCTTATCGAGAAAGACGTCGATCTTGTAGGCGTGTGGCTCGAACTGAGTATCAGGCTTATAGACCTTAGCCCACTGGCACTCACCTTCGAAATAATAGTATTCAGTTGCCATTCTTAGTTAATTACCCTCGTGTCAAGTTTCTTGTAATCTTCAATCAAACTAGTCTCGTCAATATGTTCGATGTTTTCCTGGATAAGCTCGCACGAATCAAGCTTTAGCTGAATCTCGGCGGGAGCATTATCAAAGTCAATCGTAGTCTTTAGGCGGTGTTCAGCCTCTTGTGGGGAGGTAGCTAGTACATTTACCCCCACTGAATGAGGAGTCAAATAGGAGATCAACATTTTATAAAGGTTCAAAGAATATCCTCAGTGAGTATGCGTCCAGTTGTCCCCAATAGAAGGGATTCTGGTATTGTTGGGTCCGTCAGTTTCCCACGAACCTGCGAGAGGGCAGTAGACGTTGTAGATTTCTCCCGCTTCTCTAATAGCCTCAGCTTGAGCCTTGGCGATATACAGAGCAGTATCAAGGCATCGGATAGTTTCCGTCTGCCATTCGTCGTGAACCCAATTGACAAGCCAGAAGGGAATCTTCTCGGCCGTCAACTTAGCCCACCACAGTTGTTTAGCCTTCTTCATAATGACACTCTCGCCATTCTGAAGGTAGCCTGCGAGCATAAGATGCTCAGAGTCACATAGGACTAGGCGCCCATCGAAACCCTCGAAATATCCACGGTTAGCGTCCTCTGGAATCTTGTCACTTTTAAGCGACTTGAGACCCGGATAGAACTCAAGGAATTTCTTTCGAGCCTCTTTAGCTTCTCTGAGAGAGCATCCCAGAACTGTAGCCAATTTGGCGTCGCCGGCCCCGAGAAGGAACGCGTAGATGTAAGTTTTGGCGTCATCTCTCGTTTTGCATACATCACCCAACGCCCGCTGGTTGAGTGAATGAATGTCAGTTTTATCCGCTTTGCTTCCGCGAAGGATGGCATCGACAAGACGGTCGTCATGGCAGTAGTGGGCGAAGATTCGTAGTTGGATACCATCAGCGTCTACTCCAATCAGGTATCGATCTTGTCCGGCAGTCCAAAGCCCTCGCATTTCGTGTGCGTAGAGACTTTTACCCGTAGCAATGTTTGCTGTGTTGGGGTTGTTGTGGGATGCTCGGTGAGTCCACGCTCCAATTGAATTGAAACTTCCGTGAATCCTTCCGTCGTCGGGATTATAAGCAGCCAACCATTCTTCGAGGTCCCCTTTTCGAGAAGCCAAGAGGATACGTCGAGCGAGAGATTTAGCCGCTTCTGGGGCAGTATCTGGAAGAGTTGCCAAGTTGTCCTCGGAGACCTTCCAACCCGTTTTACGAAAACGCTCAAGCTTCTCTTGGTTCCGATCCCTCTCTGCCTGAATGTGGCTCTTAGTCTTTTCAAAAGGCTTCCAGCCCGCTTCGTTAAGTCGCTCCACAATTTGAGCAGGTGAGGCGGGGTTGAACTCCGTGTACTCGATGAGACTGAATGGTGCACCGGGAGTGAAGATTGTGTAATCGTGTCCGTCATACCATTTGAAGTCCTTCTTATGGAAGCTTCCGTTTTTAGTCAAGGAAGGAGTAATCTCTCTAATCAATTTAGATCGAGGGGGGAACGCCTTCTGTATCTCTATATCTATAATATAAAGCTCTTTGTCGATCTTGTCAAGGAGTTCATCACACTTTTCCTTGTTAAACGCAAAGCCATTCTCATTCATCATCCTACAATACCAAGCGGTATCGTGCTCAGTACGTAGGGCCTCTCTCCACCTAGGTGAGTAGATGTAGTCTTTGTAGTGCTCGAATACCTTATGACCCAACCTAACGTCTTGCTCAGCGTACTCGATCATCTCGTCAGAGAGCTTCGAGTAGTCACTGAACTTGATCTTAGGGAAGTCGAACTCCTCACCATATCTCTCTAGAGAGTGTCCACCAACCCTGTTGGTATTCAGAAGTCGAGAGACAACCAGAGTGTCAATGGTGTTGGTGTAGTCGATAACATCACGTCCCAGCAGCTTGTTCACTGCGGGTACGTCAAACCACAGACCGTTATGAAAGACCCATCCACTGACCTTCTCAGCGTATTCTAAGAAGGGTTTAGGATTAAGGTCAGGCCTAAGGAAGACTCTATACTCACCGGTATCGTGTTCCAGACATCCAATCAACCAGAACTTAGTGGGGTTGAGGGAGTCAGTCTCGATATCAGCCGTTACGAGTATTCTGAATCTCCTTTTGCGTCCATACCGTCACCGATTTCTTGTTAAACTTAACTGCGTAAAGAGATGTTCCAATTTCTACGAGGGTGAAGTCATTCGGCTTCCACCCCCATCCGATAGCAGCAGTAGCTGCCCTAGCCTGTCCCGTAGCATCCTCAGGGTCAGTGAGAATGATTTTGAACTTACTAGGTTTAGTCATCCAACCAGCCCTCTTCCCATCCAATTTCGTATTCTGTCCACTCAGGGGAAAGTTCTACATAAGGGTTAAGATTCTCTCCGTACTGAAGTCCATCCCAGTAGCCCTCAAGAAAGGCGGCAGAGTTAGGTTCGTCCATACGATTACGCCTCATACCTTCCAAGTCGATAACCATCTTCAAAAGTTTCTTGGTTCGCTAGATAATCCGCAGCTTTCTCACAAGACACACAAAGGTCATAAGAGAGATTAGTTACCCTCGCTAAACACCTTAGAAAATACTCAACATCCTCCTGAGAGGAGAAGTTTTCAAAGGGGTTAGATTCAGACTGGGGGGAGTCCTTCTCGATTTGGTTCATCCTCAATCTCCGTTAGAATATACGTAGTTGGATCAAAGTAAAGCCGTCCGGCTGGTCCTGTCTCGTGACCACCTCGATTTTTGTTGACGGTAAGATATGTGGTATTACGTTCTCGCTCATCAGCCGATTTAATATCTCGCTCAAGGTGAACCCATTTGTGAGCAACCTTAGAGATATTTCGGCTACCTCTTGTCTGGCCGTGATCATTAACGTGGCTCACCATTACGAGACAGAACTCAAGATCGTTAGCCAGCATAGCTAGTTGGGTGCTGATCTTGTCTAGAGCTTTTCGCTCATCCTCTTCCACAAGGCCACTAATGACAATGGAAATGTGATCGAGGAAGATATACTTACAGCCACAAACAGCCACCAAGAAGCGAATAGTGCTAATGATAACATCAGGATCGTCCGATCCGAAATGGCCGTATAGATGAAGACGTTCGCTATCGCCAAGAAGATTATCCAAAGCGTTGTGGATTTCAAACTTAGATGCCAGTGAGTTCTTGCGATGAACCGGCTGACCAAGTTCGTATCCTGCGAATCCTTGGAGGGTTCTAGCTTGGGTTTCTTCAAGGTGGATTACTCCGATCTTCGCCTGCGGATCGTCTTTGAGAATCTTATATTCGATGGCTCGAAGAATCTCTGTCTTGCCTCGTCCCTCAAGTGCTGTGAAAAGAACAGTCTCTCCAAAAGCGAGTCCCTCAAGCATGCGCTCAAGAGTTGGGAAGGGATACGCAAAAGCCTTTCTTTCGCCTTGTTCATCAAGGATACGCTTGAAGTCATTAGTACTCGAATAAATGCCCTCAGGAAGAAATCGCTTAGCCGCGAACCAAGCGTTTCGGAAGGCCTGCTCTTCTCCGTTTTGGAGATAGTCATTAGCGTCCTTCCGCTCCATCTTAACGTGGTAAACTTTGTTGAAGTCGAACATAGACGCCACAGCTTTAGTGGCCTTTTGCCCGGGCTCATCCATGTCAAAGCACAGATAAATCTTCTCGAAGCTGTTGAGGTATTCGAAGATGGCGGGATCACCACCCTCATCTTTACCACCACAGTCACGCTTAGCAGAGCTGGCGCTACGAACAGATACCACAGGGTACTTACTACCCGTCATCTGATACACAGCCATGGCATCGAACTCACCTTCGGTGATCGTAATAGCTCTAGCTGAGTTGACGGGGAAATGCTCTTTACCAAAGAGATTAGCCTTACCCATAGAGCCCACTGAAGTGAAACTCTTAGCCGAGAGATAGCGGACCTTGTAGGCCTCGCCGTCCTCCTCGGGAACCATATAGGGAAAACCAACCGAAACAGGGGTGGCCTTTCCTTTAGGGTCACTAATCTTAGTCAGTACTCCGTACTTTTCCATAGTCTCTCGGGTGATACCCCGGTGAGGCATGTACTCGAAGGCGTACTCTACATTTGAAGTGTCGCTCAAGTTACTCCCAAAAGTTTTGTTAGTGGAGTTGAAATGTTTGTTGCAACTAAAACAGTGGCCGTCACCCTCGGCGTTAATAGAGTACGCGTCGGATGACTTGCCACAGGGACACGCTACGTGGGTCTTAATCCACTTAGTCAACCACTATCCTTCTTCTTTACCGTTGGTTCAATGGAGTTGAAGACGTACTCCTCATCCATGTTAATCATCTCAGAGAGAGCATCTAGTCCCACTGAGTCACAATCATCACAAGTGTAGCGATTGTGTTTATGGCTATACGAAATCCTAACACGAGTACCACGAGGCACGGCTAGAGACTCGGAGTAGTGGCTCGGGATACCCGGAGCATAGTCACAGATATAGCACCTCAAGAAAAGAAATCCTCGGAAACATAACGTTCTGTGTCGCCCTCCCACCAACCATCCTCGTAGTCGTCATAGTCAGGACTGCCAATAGGGTAAGGGTTATCGTGAGCCCCTTCCAAACCGTCTTCGTAACCTTCTTGAAACGGATTCACCGAACAGACTCCTTCCCGTCCTCGTACCCCATCAAATAGATTCGAGAGAACGCTGTGTACCAAAAAACACCGTGATTAGTCCGCAGGCGCTCCCCGGCCGCACCATCAAGAAATCCCCAAGTGTAGTACATTCTCTCTAGTTTCTCGAACTCTTCTTCAGTCATTACATAATCTCCTTGTACTTTTCGATAAGGTAGTCACCGTAGATAGCTGCCCGAGGGCCTTCAAGACCGGGTGCAGTATTGCCCTCAAGTACGAGGGCCCTCTTAGTCGGTTCGTGGTAGATAACGTCCATAGCTACGAAGTCTAGTCCATCAAAAGAGCTCGCCACCTTCGTAGCTGCTTCTCGTACTTCGTTGACCACATCGGCCTCTGTTTGGAAAATAAATCCTTTAGTGTGGTTTCTGATTCGCCAATCCTCGGGCTCGGGCTTGTCGTCGGTTTTGACAAAGACCTTTCGCTGAATCTCCCGGACTTCTCCTCCGAGAATATGGAGTCGGTACTCGTGTGTCTTTTTCCGGTACCTTGTATAGAGTGGTGCATTGGGGAGCTCCTCTCCGGCCTCTACCAACTCGATCCCCTCACCGCCAGAACCAGTGGTGGTATGGCGAACAACAACAGTGTCATTCCACCCTCGGGCCACATCTAGATCAGAGGTAAACTCAGGAAGATAAGAACCATTCTGCCCATTGTTGATATGATCGAAGAACCTTTTCTTACACGAAAGAATCTTCGTGACGTTGGGATCATTGATCAGGACGTTGTGGCCAAGTTGGAAATCAAGAGAGCGTGCTCCCCAGCCCACGATCATCCTCTTTCGATTGGACCTCAGTCTATGGGATATTACAGCACGGATTCCCCTCTCTGTCAAGTACTCTTTCAAAGCCTTTGCAGAGCGGCTGCCGAGAATATACGGGTGAATCTGAATCAAAATTCAATCTCCTCCTGAAGGGGCATAGCATTGACCAGTTCGTCTAGGATAACCACACCACCCTGCCGGACATTGCCAAGCCTAGCTCGACCAGGTTTTGGTTGCCAAGGATACGCGGCCTTCTCTTTAACTCCCTTCTTAGCTTCCTGAAGAATGTGATCGGCCCAGATGAGAGTAATATCCGCTGCATTCATACAGCCCTGTTGAATTGCATCCTTCAAGAAAGCCTCGGGAAGCTCCCTATGAGACTCACCGAAGATCGCACTAAGAAACGTCATCGGGTCGTCATGAACCTTCTGCCATTCCTTCGACAGATTGTCACGATCAATACCAATTCCGTACTTAACTAGGTTGGTACACCACTTAACCCAATCCATCAGTTGGTCGGAGTTCATCGAACAGGGGAATGTACGAAACTCGACACTGCCTTGTTTGTAGATCGGATCGATGTTTAGAGCACCGTACTTCCCACCCATACCGTAGATTTTATCATAACGACCGTCTCGATGGGCCTTCAAGTACTTGATGGTGTAATCAGCCGTGAATCCACACGTGGAGAGTGGTAGACAAAACAGATTTCCACTACGATTCTCACCGCAAAGAGTCATCCAAACTCGTTCTACCATACTCCAAGCGAAGAGGATTCCAACGATGGAGAGGAAGTCTTCTTTCTGGACATTGACATGGATGTGGGTTGAAGTCCGGTCTGACTTGAAAACCTCAGACCCCCTTTTGTCGAAAATATTCTCCAAAGTGTTGAAGGCCGTCCTGAGATTTTCAAGGCTATAAGCGTCCTTGGTAACGTACTCGTAGGCTTCTTCTGCCTTCAGCGAGCCATCTTCCGTGACATTCCAGAGGGGCTCGGCGATAGCGGGGAGTCGACGACCCTCAACTTCGATCTCGACTCCGGCAACACCATCGGTAATCCTCTGATAACCAAAAATATCGTAGAGAGAGGGCATATCACAGTCCTGCCTTTTCAAGGGCCTTACGGCACCAAGGATTTAGAGAACTCGAATTGTTCTCACTGACGTAAACAATCTCTCCCGTCTCGTGAAGAGTAACCTTACCCAGCACTTGGCCACGGAAATGGATTTGAAAGTCGTTCTCGCTATGATAGGAGCACGCAAGATTGGAATTCAGAACATGGCTTCTGATGTAACCCTGATTGGCATAGGTCTGTTTAAGGTTCTTGAGAAACTCAACAGTGATCTTATTCTCTGCCGGATGTTCCAAACCTGTATGTAATAGGGTCAACAAAGCTTCACCACCAAAACCCTGATGACCTCCACCGGGCTCAGCCCAAGTGGCTGTATTACCGGCAGTAGCTCCTTGCTGCCACATACGCTTTGCAACTCGGACACACCAAATTGCCCCAACATCCTTGTGATAAACATACATAGGCTCAAGGGGGGCAAGGTCGAACTTGTCCTTGTCCTCCCTCCAATCTACGATCTTCTGTTTTCCTTCGAAATTCTTCAGATAGAGTTTGAAGGAATTTTCAGCTAATTCATTAATGTCCTGCTTAATCTTGGTGACAAGGACAAGCTTACCATCATACATGATAATGGTACGGTACAATTGACGTTCGATCTCGTCCAGCGTTTCGTAATCTCGAATATAACGAGACATGTCTACCTCACGAAAAAATCACTTCAGCAATATCAGGACGGCTTTCCATCCAAGTAGCGTCGCCCGAATTGATAGCATCGCGGGCGTATGTACCATAGTCATCCGTCAGATCGAGATTCTGTTCGAGCAAGTTCATAGCCTTCTCGGTCTGATCGTAGACGAATCCCACGAGATACTCGTCCCCAACCCACTTGTTGGAAAGGACTCGGTACTCCATGCCGTACGGCTTGGGGCGGAAGGCACCAGCCTTACCGTACAACTCTCTCCGCTTAGTGTCCGGGTCCCAAGCGAGGGAGGGTAGGCCGAGGAAGAAGTCGAGCTGTCGGGCAATACGAGCACACTCTCGGAAGTGATTCATACTTTCAACCAACTCAGGGTCAGGAGCACGAAAGCCCACATGAACGTGACCAGAACCAGTCCTGAACGGCATCTCGACGTCAGGGGTGGGATTCTTGCCCATGGTGTAGGCATTGAAGTCTGGGTTACACCCGAGCTCCCTGTTGGCCTCCGGAAGGCTTTCAAGGAACTCCTGCCCAACCTCAGCGGTGGGGATGAACTCCAAGTAAGCCTCGGGATAGTGGGCCTTGACAATCTCGTCGAGGTCTCCGAGAGCCAGCGCCATGTTCTTGACGAACTCCTCTCGGGTTGCAGCGGGACGGGTGTTGAACTCAAGGGCAATACCATCCACCTGAACGTGAGCGTTCTTAGTGGGGGTGGGATTGTCCTTAGTCCCACACGGGAACAGGTGGCCAGACAGATACTTGTCACCAAGCCGAACAAAAGTCTCAGGATCAGAACCAACAAGAAACATATTACCTCACTGAACAGTGATGTGGTGGGGGGAGATGTCCTTCCGAGAGCGGTTGGACGACATTTGCATAAAGTAAGGATCGTTAGGGTATACATCCCGAAGGTCTCGGACAGCCTCCGGATCATTCAAGACATGCCGGAAGATGAAAGATTCCTTCTCGATCCAATAGACATCATCATCAGGGCTGGCGGGATCACCAGTCCAAGCACAGCCGTTCTGAAGGATCATCAGATAGTCCTTCTTAGGAATCCAATAACCCTTCATAGTCTCAACAAGAGGGTCAGAATCCTCCCAAGGAGCATCGTCATTGGTGGAAGTTTTTACTTCGAGAAGCTTGAGAAACTCGGACTCAATCTCCTCTTCAAACTCCTTCTCATCCTTCGAAAGGTGCTTCTCAACTCCGTTGACGATATGCCTCAGAAAAGCAGACCCGGAATTTCCAAGCGATACTTTTGAAGAAGCCTTCGGTCGTTGTTCGTCAGGTAGTCCCCGACTGTGATTCGATCCATCAGATGCCGGAACCTTCGGCTTTCCTTGAAGTTCATTTGCGCCATCACTTCGAGGAAGACACACCTGTTTAGGTTCGGCGACCGAGGACTTCTCGATGAACTGACGCTTCTCCTTACTCCAAACGTAGCTTACCTTCCCAACAGACGACGCAGGCCCCTGCTTAGCTTTCTTGCGAAAGGGCCACTCACGCTCACCACCCACGTTACGAGGGACATGGCGCCAGAAATTATCTCCGGCAGTAACACCAACCTCGACCTCGAAGTCATCCCCACGCTTAATCTCGTAAGGAAGCGTCCAAAGTTGATTAGTCGGAAGCTCTACATACTCAGCGCCCACCTCCATCTTGCGTCGCTTGAGAACAAACTCAAGCATCTCCTTCTCGGAGGCCCACAAGAGGGACTGACCGTCCTTGTCCCACAGATGTTTGACGAACCACAAGGGGCGTTCGTGGTTTCGGATGAAGTTGAGGGTACGCTCCTTGTGGTCGATGAAGACGAAACAATACGCTCCTCGTGTCGAAGCGAGCGCCTCCTTGAAACCAACCTCACTGGCGTGGTTGTAGAACTGGAAGCTATCGCTGGCCTTACCGTCGTATCGGGCGTTCTTAACGTGAGTTAGAGTTCCATTGTGGACACCCGTGATGTTCTCCATGAAATGGGGATGAACATTCGCAGTGTCGTCAGCAGCCCCGGCGGTAGGATACCGAGTATGGCCAAGGAGGATACGGGTTTTCGATTCACCCATAAGGCTCTTGAACGCAGCCATATCGAGAAGGTCACAGCCGGAGTAAAGAGATTTCACCCCACGCATATTTCCATCCCCGTGAACGGAGACAACACCCGCTCCGTGCCTACCTCGAAGGTTGGACACGATGGTAAGGTCTTCAAAGATACCTTTACCGGTATTGTTGATGGATTGAGACGCCAAGCCATAAATGCCACACATTAGACACGACTCCAAAGACGGTTCAGGCAGATTTCGAAAAGCTCACGAGTAGATTTCGAGTCGTATTCAGGATGCGGCTGGAAGCCGAGACACTTGGTCTTTGGCCAGTACACAATCTCTACATCAGGATGTGCATTGTCGTTGAGAGGGGCACGTTCAACGGTTTCACTGTCTCGATAAGTACACCGACCAGCACTGCCCCATAGTTCGAACGTCAGATCAGCATCAGTGTAAGGATTCTGCATCTGGTGGTGGGTAGACGTAACCTGAT